ATAGTTAAACGGAACAACAATATCTTGTTTAATCGTATATGCCATAATATCCTCCTAGTTAAGCCGTAGGCGCTTGTGCTGTTTCAGGAGTGTTAGACACCACCGCCTCTGCTTTCGCGAGTTCTTCAGCACTCACAAGTGGCTTCACTGCACCTAATGCACCGTTAGCCTTTTCTCGCGCGTAAGCCGTTTTGATATACGACAAAATTTGAGCTTCTGTGAAGTTATCGCCAAGCTTATTCTCCTCAAGTCGTGCCTTTAATTCAGCAGCAGCTGCTTGCTGTTGCACCGATCCGTTACCTAAGAATGCTTGTGCTGACAATACCGCTTGGCTTGCAAAGGTTAAGATGGTTTTGATGTGTTCGTTCTTTTGAACAGAT